GATCGCTCCGGTTGGCCCGCCAGATCAGCCCGGCCAGCCAGGCACCGAGCCAGGTGACCAGGCCTTGGGTGTCCGTACCGTAGAAGGTGAAGTCGTTGATCCCCAGGTAATAGATGGTGGTGGCTGGGTACGCCGTCCAGTAGCCGGAGATGAACGCGGTCAGGAAGTTCTCCGCCCCCCACCCGCCCTGGCCGTAGTTGACCATCCCCCAGCCCGATGCCGCCCCCGCCAGCCCGACGTACCCCTTGGTGGCCGGGACGCTGGCGTTGTTGCCGTAGGTGAACGAGTCGCCGAAGGCGAAGACCGCGGGCGGGCTGAACGGCACCTGCGTGACCGGCCCGGCCACCGCGTCGTCTATCCGCACATCATCCAGGCTGAGGTCGATCAGGTCGCCGCCGACCAGGAACTTGAGGCCACCAGGGGCGCTGGGTGCCGGGCCGCCGGTACTGTCGGCGAAGCTGGCGGCCAGCGCGCCGTCCAGGTAGACCGCGATCCCCGGTGCCCCCGAGACGGTCCCGCTGTCGTAGGCGATATCCAGCCGGTGCCACGCGCCGATGCCCAGGATCGGGATCGCCACGCTCGTCTCCGGGTCGTTGAACGCCTCCGGGTTATACTTGCGTCGGAAACCCACCAGCCAGACCCCGTTCGGGGCGTACCAGAGCCGCAGCTTGAGATCGTTGGCGGTGAGGAAGTAGGCGATGGTGATCGGGTTGGTCGAGCCGATGCTGTTGACGCGGAGCCAGAGCTGGGCCACGAACAGGCCCGTCGATGGCGTCGCCGTGGCCGCCAGCAGCGACACCTGATCGGAGGCCGCGGCGGTGGTGATCCGGCACCCCTTGGTGCCGCCATGCGCCGAGCCGGCCACCACCGCGATCGTGCCGCCGCCGCCGGCGCTGCTGGAGGTCCAGGCCGAGAGGCTGCCGGACTCGAAGCCGTCGGAGAACAGGGTGGTCATCGCGCCGCCCCCCACAGCGCGCTTATCCGCGGCCCCGCGATCCCCGCCCCATGTCGTGCCTGCCGGCCTATACCGGCGTCGGCCGTTGGCGCACTAACCCGCTGCCCCTCAGCAGCCCCCGCCACCGTCTGCGCCCCGGCCGCGCGCACCACCTCCTGCCTGCAGCCGCGTGCCGGGGTCAGCGGCGTCGCCACCGTGCCCTGCGAGCTGTAGGGACCGGGCGCGTCCTGGCGGAAGTAGGCGGGGAGCACGAACTCGCTCACCGCGATCTCCTGCCTCCGGCCATAGCGGTGCCAGGCCGTGACCCGCTCGCAGGGGTCGCAGGCCTCCATCGGGAAGTAGGCGGGGCCACCCTGGTAGACGCCGTAGACCGCGGCGGTGAGCCAGCGATTGATCATCAGCTCGGCGATCTCGTGGCTGGCCACCGCCCGCCAATCCATGCCGGAGGACAGGATATCCACCACGAAGACCCGTGCGTAGGGCGCGCCCGCCGCCACGCCGTGGTAGCCTGCCGCGCCCGATACGTCGCTGTTCGCCTTCAGATGCACCAGCCAGCGGTGGTCCGTGCCTGTCTGTACGGCACCTCCGCGCGGGCAGGCGTCCACCCGATAGGCCCCCTGGCTCCAGCGCGCCGCCACCTGGCCATTCACCCAGTCCTGCAAGCCCATCGCCGCCTGGGCGATCTCCACATCCGGCAGATAGGTCGCCGCCAGGTCGTCGTCGGGTACCAGCACGATCTCAACCATCGCTCTCGCCTCCCCCTATGAGTACAAATGTTCTATTCTACGCTTCGGCCAGCACCACCGACACGTGGTAGCTGGGACTGGTGAGCGCGCTGCGTGGGTCGCGCACCCGCTCCTCATAGTCGTCGAAATGCACCCGGTACGCCGTCCCATCCAGGTCGACGAATCCCAGCGGCGGCCCGGCCACGGTGCCCAGCGCCGGAGCCTTCTCGTAGCTGGTGCGCACGTTCTCGCGCAGCGTCTCGCCGTTCACGGCAAGCGGCTGGCCGGTGGCATCCGTCAGCCCATTCAGGCAGAGCAGCACCAGATGCCACTCCCTCTTCCCCGGCCCCAGGTCCACGTAACGCTCGGAGCCTCCCTTGGTCACGCTGGCCTTACGCAGCCGCGCCCGCTTCATCGCATAGCCGTGCGGCTCCACAAAATAGCCGGCCCCATCCAGGATCACCTGGCAATCCACCCCGATCGTGGGCACAGATCCCTCCCCCCACCGTCACAGCCAGCCCCAACGCGCCGGCACCCCGCCCCAGCCGGGCAGGCGGCGTTCGCCCGGCAGCCCCGCCGCGTCGCGCTCGCGCTTGACCCACTCGATCCGCTCGACGAACCTGGCCAGCAGGTTGTTCCCCGCCGCCAGCCAGTGCTCCGGCGTCTTGACCTCGCTCAGGCGATCGTGCAGCGCCCCATCCTGGTACTCGAACAGATCGTTCGCCGGTACCTGGTAGGCCAGACAGGCGTAGGCCGCCGCCCCCAGCAGCACGATATCCTGGTGCGAGCCGGGCACGGTGGTGCCGTTGGCCGCCCAGGCGTGCCGGCTGGCATAGGTGAGCGCCAGGGTGCCCGGAGCGGCGGGATCCGGCAGGCGGCTGTCGGGGATCGCCAGCTCCACCAGCGGTGCCTCCGCCGTGCTATCGCCCGCGGGGAGCGGCGCGCCCAGCGCGATGTCGGGCAGCGCATCGAGGTACACCGTCGTGGCGTTGTCCCGGACGGTCGCCACCAGCAGCTGCGTGCCATCCGCGCCGCCCGCCGCCGTCCGGTAGAGGGCACGACCCCGGCAATACGGATCCGGGCCGAGCGGCAGCGAGACGCTGGCCGCCTGCCCCACCAGGACCACCGGCGCGCCAGCCGGACTGGAGGTTGTCTCGCCGCTAATCCCCAGGAAGGTGACCCTGTACAGGTAGACGCCGCCGAGCGTCCCACCCGACGCCGGCTGGGCCATCGGTGCGGCCGGCACGCCCAGCCCCGGCTGGGTCCGCTCCTCGAACGGCACGTAGGCGCGCGGGTAGCGGCCAGAAGGGCACTCCACCCCCTCCACCCACCAGGGCGGTCCGGCGGGGGAGGGCGCGGCGAGCACCGGGTACAGCCTGGCCCCGCCCACCGCGGGGAGCAGCGCCGTCCGCACCCAGGGTGCCACCAGGCTGTAGCGTTCCAGCGCCCGATCGATCGCCCGCCCCAGGTCGCCGTCTCCCCAGCGCGGCGGCACCACGCCGGGCACCGTCAGCTGGTCGAACAGGTCCTGCCGCAGCCGCGTCAATGCGTCGGCAAGCGTCGGCGTGGCGAAAGGAAGCGCCGCCAGCGCGGGCGGCAAGATAAGCGTCATCGATCATCCCCTCTCATCGCAGCCGCCGCAGCGTGATCTCCCAGCGGTCGGGCACAAGGCCTGCCTGGCGGTAGCCGACGATCTCCAGCACGATCGCCGCCGCCAGACCGGCCGGATCGGTAGCCCCGCCGGTCAGCGCCAGGTAGGCGATCGGCCGCGGATCGATCGCCAGATCCAGCTCGGCCAGGTACTCGGCCGCCGCCGAGCCGCCGGTATCTGCCACCGCCGGGTCGCTGCTCCCCTGCCCCTTGAGGATCAGCGCCACCGCCTCGGCCCGGATCCCCCCGTACGCCATGCGGTACACCGCCGCCGCCTGCACCGTGCGCCCGGCCCGCATCATCGCCCGGTTCGTTCGCACCCGCAGCGCCTTGCGCGCATCAAGCATCGCCACCTCCCCTCACCTTGCCGGCCGGTCACGGCACAGGCCCTAGTGGGTCATGGGCCTCCGGCTGTGGCCCAGGTACCCTCTGGGTGGGCAGGGAGCCCGCGCCGGCTGCGGCCGGGTGTGGCGGCTGCGTCCCCGCTCCCGAAGGCTATGCCCACACCAGATGTCGCGCACCTCGTTGTGATCGCTCACTCATCCACGTGATAGGCCGTGCCGGACCGGAATGGCCCCGTTATACGAACGCACACGCCCCCACCGAGCCCGCACGCCACGCCAGTCACAACCGGATTTATCCGGCGGGTGCCTGCTCGGGTACCCGCCGCATGGGTGTTGTGCTTTCAAGGTCAGGCTATGGGGCGGTCAGGCCCACCCAGCCCACCCGGCACCGCCGCGCCTTGCCCTCCGTCTGCCGGGGCCGGGCCGCGCAGGTGCAACAGCGCCACCGCGTAGAGCGCCACCACCGTGACCGCCACCATCGCGCCCACAAGTCCTAGCAACACCCCTGGCACCCTGCCCGCCCGCTGCAGCGCACCGGAGAGCGCCAGGGTGAGCACGCCGGACGACAGCGGCAGGATCAGCGCCAGCCTCCTGTCCAGCGCCGCGTCGCGGGCCGCCGCCCGTGCCGCCCGCTCCCGCTCCCGCCGTTCCTGCCCCTCCACGTAGACGTACACCCGCGACGATTGGGCCTCGTGCCGATCCGCCTGCCCCGAGAGCGCGGCAAGCCCGGTGGCGGTCTCTCGCAACCCCGTATCCAGGGCGGCGAAACGATCCAGCGCCGTCGTGCGCAGCCCCGCCAGGTCGAGGCGCAGACCCGCCAGCCCGGTCTTCAGCGAGCGCAGATCCGCCCCCTGCTGCGCCAGCAGCGCATCGTGGCTGCCCAGTATCCGCCAGAGCACCGGCGATGCCCCATCCTCCTCGGGCGGCGGGACCTCCGGTGCCCCGCCCAGCCGATGTCCGCCCAGCCGCCCCGAACCGGGGATCTCCCCGCTCGTGTCCATCTGCGCCCCCTCCCCTACACCGATCGCCACAATCCGCCGCGACACCTACCCTCCCGGCAGCCGTGACACCGCAGTGCCCACCCCCTGCCATCCGGCTTCAGCCGGAGGTCCTCACCACCGCAGTCGCCTAGGGTTTACCAATCGACCACGGCCCCCCATGGCATCCCTCCATGGCAACTCTCCGGGGTGCCACGCCCGCCGATAAGAAGAAGCGCGACGCCGACCCTTTAGGATCCGGGGGGATCCGGCGTCTTCAGGATCAGGATCCGGGGTCCGGTCCCTGCCTGGGTACCCTCTGGGTGCCTTCAGGGTCAGGTTAGGGTTAGTCAGGATCCGTGTCTCCCCATCTCACCCGAACGCCAGCCAGTTGCACACCGGCGTGTCCGTCACCACGCTGCCATCTCGACGCACCGCCGTCAGGGTGAAGCCGCTGGCAGTAATCCCGCTCGCCGCGCAATAATACGCCGCCGCCTGACTGGTGGCCACCACCACCGGCGGACTGCCCTGCCCGCTAGTGACCACCGGGAAACCCACCGCCAGGCTGCCCGAAGCGGCGACGACGATCGGCACCGCCACCGTTCCTCGCAACAGCCGGCCCTGCGGCTCGGTCGCCTCCACCTCGTACCCGTACCGCCGCCAGCGTCCCAGCTCCAGGCTCTCCAGCCGCCAATAGGTGTTCGAACTTGCCGTGTTCTTTCCTGCCAGCAGCGTCACCACCACCGTATGCGCGCTATCTTGCAGCCCGTGCGCCAGCATCACCCGGTCCTGCGGTGCCGAAGCGCCGTTGGCATCGGCCAGGTCTGTGGTCGATGCCGGATAGCCGCGGTAGAGGTCCACCGTCTGGCTCGGCCCGCCGTCCACGCTGACTCCCACCTGGCCGCAGTCGGCCCATCGGCGGCAGAGCATCGCCAGATCCACGAAGCGCCCGCCGATCGTCACGCTGTCCCCGGCATGATTCGTGGCGATCTCGAACGGGCCGCCCGAGGAATTCAGCGCCGCCCCCTGGTAGCCCCCGTGCGGGGTCCAGCCCGATCCCTGCACGCCCACCTGGCCGGAGCTGTACGGCACCCGCACCGTCTCGTAGCCCTTCCCCGCCCCCGGCATGGCCCCGACAGCCGGGATGATGCCGGCCGGAGCGAAATGGCCGGCCAGCTCCGTCGCCATCGCCGCGTGGCCCGCATCGGTCGGGAACAGATGGCTGGTCGTCGCCGCCAGCCACAGATCATAGCCGTCGTTCGCGCCCCCCGCCACGTAGCGGTCGAGCCAGAGGCCCCGCCAGTCGCAGAGGTCGGTCCGCAGCCGCGCCGCCACCCCCCGCACCGCCGCGGCGTAGTCGTCGAGGGTCGCCGCCGTGGATGCGTGCGGCGTGCAGAGCAGCAGCTCGGCATTGGTGTAGGTGCGGGCCACGTTCACCAGGCTCTCCAGGTGGCTGCCGAAGTCCGCCGGCAGCGCATACCGTTGCGGGTCACCCACCAGGCCCTCGGCCTGGCCGAGCGCGACGACAAGGCAATCGGCGGCGGGCCAGGAGCCGATCAGGCTGGCGAAGCGGCGCAACGCCCGCAGCACCGTATCCCCTCGCACCCCGCCATTAACCACCGTGATCGTTTGCCCGCTCGTCCCGGACTGCACAGTAGCCGTGCCCCAGCCGGGGATCGGCCCGTCCACGGCGATCGCGTAGCCGTTCGGGTCGGCGCGCAGCACCGTCGCCCGCGGATACGCCACCGCAAGGGCCGCCCCCAGCAGGGCCACCCAGCCGCCCGCCACCGTCCCGGTGGCGTTGTAGCCGACCGTCGTGTCGTCCCCCAGGCAGAGGATCGTGACGCCCAGTCCTGCTGCAAGCCGGCCCAGCGTCTGCCCCAGGCAGGCACCCCGCGCCACCGCCAGTGCCATCCTCGCCACCGCCGCCGCGGCCACCGGCACGTGGTAGCGCCAGATCGCCACGGCGCTGCCGCCCGGCGGCGTGTAGGTGATCAGCAGGTGGTAATCGTCGGGCGGCAGCGCCGGGAAGGTGAAGCGGCCCGTCCCGTCGGTGATCGCGGTGGCCAGCGGCAGCGCGGCCACCGTGCCCCCGCCGGGCAGCGTGCCCTGTGCGAAAGCGCCAACAGGATAGCAGCCCACCTGCGCCCCCGCCACCGGCACCGGATACCCCCCGACCGCGCCCGCACCCGCGGCGAGAACGTAATCGGAGAAATAGGCCAGGTACGCCTTGCCCATAAGATCACCCCATCCTCAGTCCGCCCTATCCGCCAGCCGTACCAGCAGCTCGGCGATCCCCAGCGCCGTCAGCACCACCAGCGTCACCATCGCTCAGGCCCCGCCCTGCCCGGTAGCCCCGGTATAGGTCGCCAGGTCGCGATGGTCCAACTCGTCGCCGAGTGGAGGGAAGGCATCGAGCGCCGACATGTTCCCGTCGCTGTCGTAGCTACTGCGGGCCGGGGTCGCGATCTCCCGCGTCCCATCGGCCGCCGTCACCATCAGGGTGAAGGCATCCTCCGGCCAGTCCGTACCGCCGCCCACCGGCGCTACCGCATCGCGTCCCATCATATTCATACCCAAATCCCCATCCAATCGCTCTCCCAGTAGAGGCCCGCCCAGGCCGTATGTGTCACCCCTGCGTACTCACTCCCCGTACCCATCTGGCGCATACCCCACGTACCCATCCTGCCCCGCAAGCTCGCCGCCGAGCGTCTGGGTGCCCACTCGCAGCGACCGTCGCGAGAACGGCACAGCGCCATCACGCAACCCCGGCAGCCCTGCCACCTCTGTCGCGGCCTGCACCCCCGCATCGCGGGCCGTGTCCAGCGAATAGCAGCCCTCGCCCCAGCCGAGCGGGGGCTGCGGCAGGCCCCAGCCCGATCCCCCAACGCTCACCGGCCCGTCCTCCGCCATAACACCCTCCCGCCCCGTCGCTATCGGTCCCGTTACACCCGAGTCGGCGTATTGTGGATCCATCGGTTGGCCTCCTTCCCGGCTGCCCAATCGGGGCAGCGCATCCCTGCCTGTCGCCACTCATACCCGATCCATCATAGGGCCGCTGGCGCTACTAGAACAGATGTTCTGCCAATAAGTGGCGGGGTCGTGCATAGGGCCGAGCCCGGCGTTTCCTCACGGTTGTGCTACCGCCGTCCGCGCGGGTAGCATCTCCACTCTGCATGTGGGCACGATGGCCGGAGTGCCGGCCGCCTCGCCCGCTCCCCGGCCGCTGATCCGGCGCTCAGTTGTTCCCCAGGTAGAACCCCCGGTAATCCGCCACCGCGCCGCCGTACTCGTGGCGCACCTTGTACGTGATCACATCATTGGTGAAGTTGTTGCCGAACAGCGGCTGATCCTGGATGAACAGCTGCGGGTTCATCTGCCTGCCCACAAAGCCCAGCTCGATCGTGTCGATCACCCGCGGATCGGCCACCGCAAGCCAGTAGCCGGGGCTGGCCAGCTGCGGCGCTACCAGCACCTCGCAATACCCAAGCATCGGATTGATGTCGTTATAGTTGTTGCCCGGTGCCCCCGCGCTCTTGGTCACCACCATCGCCTGCCACTCCAACTCGGGCGGCACCACCAGGTAGCGCCGCTTCAGGCCGATCGGCTTGCTCGCCAGGTTCGTCTGCCTGCGCATCTTGGTCACCGCCGCCTGCAGCGCGGCGGAGCTCAGCGAGGCACCGCTGCCCGGCGTGCCCAGGTTGGCGCCCACCACCCCCGTGTTGGCGTGGTTGATGCTGTCGAACAGCTTGAAGGTGTCGTAGATCACCGCGCCGTTGGCCGCCAGCAGGGTGTAGACGAACTCCGCCAGGGTGAAGGCCGCCGAGACCGCCAGCTTGCCCGGGATCTGCTTGATCGCGTACATGTCGTCGTTGACGATCGTCTCGCGCGTCACCGCCACCAGGTTGCCGCGCTTGGCCGGGGTGTAGGTCGCCCGCGTGTCGCTGAGCGAGATCGTGGTGTACGCGGCGTCTTCGGCCACCGTGGACAGGCTGCCGAAGGCCCCCAGCCGGATCCGATCCTGCTGCTTGAAGTCCCGGATCGGCGCGATCGTGCAGAACTTCTGCCACTCGGACGGCCAGGCCTGGTAGTCCTTCAGCAGCCGCTTGTTCATGCTGGTGCCCAGCAGGTAGCTGAAACTGGCGGTGGTGGTGTCCGCCTCCCGCAGCCGCGCCGGGTCGCTGACGCCGCTGAGCAGCGCGTCGCCCGTCGCCGCCACGTAGGCCTCGCGGATCCCCGAGAGCCGTGGCACCGCCGCACCCCCCTCCTGCAGGTCGAACAGCTGGTCGAAGGCCCGCTGCAGCCTGTCGCCCTCGGTCATCGTCACACGCGCCGCCCGCTCGTAGCCCTGGCCGCGGATCAGCCCGGCACCGTCCAGCGCGGCAAGCTCGGCCAAGAACGCCCGCTCCTCGCCGATCGCCGCGTCGATCGCCGCCCCATCGGGCACGGTCCCCGACTCCAGCAGACGCAGCCGCAGCCGCGTGGCCGAGGGTGCCGGCAGCTCGCCCTCGCGCAGCCGCCGATCCAGCAGCCGCTCCGCCTCCAGCAGCGCCCGCTGCCGGCGCAGATCCTCAAGCAGCGCCGTCGCCTCGTCCCGCATCCCGGCACCACTCGCGCCGCCCACGCCGCTCATGATCGCTACGGGACCCACCGCCGTCCCCTCCCTGGACGCCGCCTCCCGTACTACCGTGGACCCGCCCTGGCCCGCCACTGCACGCATCGCGCTCTCCTGCTCCATCGTCATCCGCCCCCCGATCCCATGCAACTCACCCTGTCCGAGTACATCCCGAACAGCCTCCCCATGCGGCACCCCGCCTGCATCGATCCCCTGCCAGCCGTGCCTGGGCGCCTCCTCGCTCGGCTCAGGGGCCGCGTACAGCGCGCAGTGTTCCAACTCACGCCTAACCAGGGCCGCATCAAGCCCGAGCTGCTCCGACACGTACGTCCCGCCCAGCTGCAGCTGCCCGCCCGCAATGCTCTGCGCGATCGTTGGCCCCACCTGCACCGGTGCCACCTGCCCCGCCACGACAGCCACCTGCTGCGCCGCCGCCGGCATCCCGGATCGGCGCGAGCGCTCGGCCAGCGCCGCAGCCTCCTCGTTCTGCGGCGCGCACTGATCCCACCAGCTCCCGTTGTCCGCCTCGCGCACCACGCGGGCGAAGCCGCCCCCCGCCGAGGCCCTGGTGATCACATCCACGCTGTGCAGCGCGCTGATCCGTTCCACGATCCTGCAGCGCTGCCCGCGCACCTCGCCCTCGCGCACCGCCGCGCTGACGTCGATCGAGAGGCCAACCAGGTCGCTCCCCTCCCCCACGCTCTCCGCGATCAGCGCCCACAGCCACTCCTGCGCCCTGGCCACCCGCAAGGTGGCCCGCACCTCCCCCTCCGCCCCGATCCGCGCACCCCTGTACACCCCCGCCAGATCCCGCACGCTACGCACCGCCGTATCCGCGTGGTCCACATAGGCATGCGCCCCCTCGAACAGCCCAACCGCCTCGGCCAGGCATTCCGGACCGTAGAAGTTGCCGTTCCGCGAGAGGCCCGGCCGGATGCACACCACCTCGACCTCGCGCCGATCCGCCGCCAGCGTCGCCTCGCGCAACGCCACCCCGAACCGGATCCTTCGCTCATCCATACCCACTCCCCGTCCCTTCCACCACCAGACCCGAACACCCCTCAACAAGCCCTCTGCCCCCAACCTCGGCCCCGCACGGGAAGCCCCGAACCGCAGCCCACAGCCGCCACTCAGGAAACCCCGTACTTTAGTGCGGGGAGTAGTCACGGCCGGCCTAGCGCGGACTTTAGTCCGCTAGGCTGCGGCCCGGCCAATGACGGGGACCCTCCCCGCCGTGGTCCGGCCCAGCAGGCGCGCTCGGGATCGGTTGCCGCCAAGGCACCTCCGTCGCGGGTGCTTGAGTCCGCCTACGGCACCGCCCCCCAGGCAATGGCCACTCCCCTCCCGCCACCATCCGCTCCACCCACCAGTACCGTAGCTACCGCCCTCCCAACCGCCATCGCCTCGGTGCTCCCGGCGTTACCACACGCGCCGATGAAAGGGCGCTACATCCTCATATCGTGACTCTTTAGGGTCGGGTGCCTGCCATGATCCTTCAGGGTCAGGTCGCGTGAGTCGCAGCGGGGGTGGTATGCATGTCCCCTATCTCCCCACATCCCGCTCCGGCACCCAGCCGCTCAGCCCCGCAGCCGTCCTGACCTGCCGCCACTCGCCGATCCGTCCCTCCAGCGCCCGCACCCGATCGCCCGGATGCAGCCGGGCCAGCGCGATGCACTCGTGGTTCGGCATCAGCTTCAGCGCGCAGCCCGCGATCACCCGTAGGTACTCCGGCAGCAGCTCGCCGTGCCCGCTCTCCGGCAGCAGGTACGCCCCCGAGAAGGCCGCCGCCACGCTGCCCAAACCGTACCGGCAATCCTGCTGCCCATTGGCGTAGGCGAGCGGGTCGTCGAACCAGTCGGCGCTGCCCTGCCAGTACGGCAGCCACAGGATGAAGTGGTTCGGGCCGGGATCGGGGCTGAACCACTCCGGCGGGTACAGCGACGGTGCCAACACCCGCCCATCCACCAGGCAGATCGCCCACGGGGCCGCAAGCGCATCCCCGTACGACGTCGTCCACTGCATCGGGATCCCATAGGCCCGCAGGCTAAGCCCCGCCTCGCCAAGGCTGGTATCAGGATTGTCCGGACCATCCGGCGTACCGCGCGCCGCCCGCCCCACCTGGTCGATCAGCGCCCAATCGTCCCCGGCGATCACCGCCGCGTCGCGCTCGCGCAGATAGCGGGCCAGGCAGGCCTCCCAGCAATCGTTCCACCCCGACAGGCCGCCATCCCCGTCCGGATGCAGCTGGCTCACATGCGTATGCCTCGGGCTCCACATCGCGTTCCCCTCTCGCTACTAACTCCCCAACGCCAGCCAATCCACCAACACCGTCTGATTCACCGCGGGGTCGCCCGTGGCCTGCCAGTACACCGCCACCGAGATCGGCCCGCGCGCACTACCAAGCGCGCTCAACGTCAGGCTGCAGCCACTCGGCGAGGGGATCCCCACCGAGGCCACCCAGCCCGGATTGGTGGACGCCACCGTCATCGTCCGGCCCACCGCGAACGCCGCAGGGAAGGTCACGCCCACCGATCCGCTCGCCGCACCGGAGGCCACCGTGACCGTCGCCACCCCCGCATGCAGCTGCAACGCCCCCTCGCGCCGGGTCACCGTCAGCAGGAAGCCGCCGCCGTACTCGCCGGAGACGCTGGCCACGAACCCTGCGTCCCTGCTGGTCGCCACCACACCCAGCACCGCCGCGAACGGCAGTGGGAAGCCTACCGAGCCCGACAACTGCACACCGACCAGCAGCAGGCTGGCGCTCCCCGCCTGCACCCAGGGCGCGGACAGCCCGCCGAATACCCCAAGTACCGCCCCATCCGCCGGGTTCGTCTCGTCCAGCATCGCCACCAGGCACCGCGCGCCGACCACCAGCAGCGCCGGCGCGATCGGCTGGCTGACCGGCAGCGGCCCGATCAGGCCCGCCTGGGCACCCAGCAGCCGCACCCGCACCCCGCTCGTCGGGTCGTAGGACTGCACGATCCCCGTCTCCAGCTTCTGCAATCCCGCCCTGGCCGGCAACGCCAGGCGCGATTGATGCGCCACGGCCTGTCCCTGCGCGGGCTGCCCCGCCG